CGCACAAGGTGGTGACACTGGCGGCAACAACGGCGGCAACTCCGGCGGTGGCAGTCAGGACACGGGCGGGGGGCTGGAGCCGTAGGCCATTGAACATTGAACATTGAACATTGAGGGCTGGCGCATCGCGTCGGCTCTCTTTTAATTGAAAAGATAACGAATTAAACTATGTCACTTTACGCAAAATTACTCAAACTACAGAAGGCGGTCGTCGGACTCGCAAAAGACAAGTCTGGGAACTCATATCAGTACGTTTCTGGAGATAAAGTGCTTTCTATTGTTCGTCCCACTATGGATGACCTTGGGTTGCTTCTAATCCCAGAAGTGGAAGATGCAACTTACACGCGACAGGATTACAACTTGTACGACAAGAACGGGAACCCGAAACCTAAGTCGGAAATCTTCTGCTCCATCAAACTCAAATTCACTTGGGTGGATTCAGAGACAGGAGAACAACTCGTGTGTTCCTGGGCTTCATCCGGCCAAAATAATTGGGATAAGGGATTAGGGAGCGCATTGACCTACGGCGAGCGTTACTTCCTCCTGAAATTCTTCCACGTCGCAACGGATCGTGATGATGTTGATGCGCCAAAGACAGCAGAGCAGGAGATGAACGACATGAATTGGGAATCCTACATCAATTCTCTAAACACCGTCGAAGAACTTGACGCGATGTGGGCGCAGTATGGAAACCAGCTTCGTGGCAACAAGACCGTCGTGGCCGCTTTCAACAAACGCAAAAAAGCAGTATTGAATGGAACTAACGCTTAACAATCGGGTTTTCTTTGAACCAGTTTCCCACACCTACACCTTAGACGATGACAAACTCCTGATGGGTGTGACTGAACTGATGGCTAAGCACAACCTTGGTGCAGACTACTCCGGCATTCCAGAAGCAAAACTCAAGCAAGCGGCGGCGGAAGGGACAGCAATCCACAAGGAAATCGAATCCTATGACGCGGGAGAATCCGTCTTTGCATCCGAACTTATTGACGAGTACAAGAATGTATGCTCGGAATACGGCCTAAAGTCCGTTTATAGCGAGTATCCGGTTTCGGACTATGAGTTAGTTGCTTCTGCAATAGATAAGGTCTATGAGGGCCAAAACGGTCATGCAATCATCGTTGACATCAAGTCAACTCTTGAACTCCACAAGCGTGCGCTACAATGGCAGTTAGGGCTGTATAAGGTATTCTTCGAGAGGCAAAACCCGGAGATTCCCGTTGACGGTTGCTATTGCCTCTGGATAGATAAGAAAAAACGTCGCATCAAAGGTCTCATTCCGATAGAACCCGTGAGCGATGCCGAGGTGGAAGCCCTTTTGAATGCAGAGCGTCAAGGTCTCATCTACATCGACGATAACGCTGTGAAAGATGCCTCGCTGGTTATTCCTGACGAGGAACTGCAAGGGCTCGTTGCCAACGCAAAGACCATCGCGGAACTCAAATCTCAAATCAAACTCATCGAGGACAAGATTGCAGAACACTACCAACGACTCTATGAATACATGGAGGAGAACAAACTGGACGAGATGTGCGCCCCTGGCGGCGTGTTCAAGCGCAAGGCGGCATACACACAGACGAGGGTGGACTCGGCAAAACTGAAAAAGGATTTCCCGGCTGTCTGGAGCAAGGTTGCCAAGGAAACCCAATGCAAAGGAAATGTAAGTTTCAAACCTAACGAATAAAACTATGGCATCATTAAATCGCATTATGCTTATCGGCGGCGTGGGTAAAGACCCGGAAGTCCGCCAGTTCCAAGACGGAGCGCAGGTGTGCAACTTCACGCTGGCGACGTCCGAATCCTACACAGACCGCAGCGGTGAGAAGAAGGAGGACACCACATGGCACAACATTGTGCTGAACGGAAAGCTGGCCGGCCTCTCGCAGTACATCCACAAGGGCTCGAAACTCTATGTGGAGGGGAAGATTCGCAACCGTTCCTACCAGACGCAGAACGGCGAGACGCGCTATGTGACGGAGGTCGTCGGCCTGGGCGTCCAGCTGCTTGACTCCAAACCGCAGGCACAACTTTCTGCGCCGGCCCAGCAACCCTCCTATCCTCCGCAGGGCGGATATGCCCCGCAACCGGGGTATGCACAAGCAGCGCCTGCTCAAGCTCCTGCCCAAGTTGCGGGACCTCAGCCGCCGGCACAACCAGGTTATCCGCAACCTCCCATGCCGCCAGCAGGGTATGGCGCACAGCCTCCGCAGCCACCTCTACCTCCGATGAGCGACCCTGCATATACTTTGAACGGTTCTGGTGACTTGCCTTTTTAGTCTATGAGAATCAAATGCCTTTGCACGGCTCGCGGTCTCATCCCACTTTACGACGAAGACTTCGACAACAAGAAGCGCCTTAAAGTGGGAGAGACCTACGACTGCGACGTGAAACTCAATCGGAACTACGAACTGCTTCAAAAGGCGCACACGCTTGTCAACGCGGCCTGGTCTATCATGAATGAGAACGATCATGCCAGGTGGCGGAGCAAGGATGGGTTCAGGGATTGCCTTACCGTGGCCGCCGGATTCTATGACGTGTACTACAATCCGCGTCTCCAGCAGTTTGTGGAGGAACCCCGCAGCTAGTCCTTCGACAAGATGGAAGAACATGAGTTCCAAGGTTTGTATGAGCGAATAAAGGACGTGATTTTCGCCGTGCTGGGTGATAGGATTAACGAAGAAACCTTCAACCGAGTATTAGCCAACTTCTGATGAAATACCTTGTACTCATACCTCACCTTCCGTCGGCCCAGCAGGGCCACGAACTCCGTCTTTCAATAGCGGGATGGAAGAAACATTTTAAGGAGAAGTTCACTATCGCCATCATGGGCGAGAACCTTCCCGCCATCCGTGGAGGAGTTGTCAATGTCGAATCTCCAAGAGTACCTGATGTTCCCGGCGAATACCGCCAGCACCTTGATTATGTGTCATGTGTGCGTAAGGCCAGAGAGATGTTCCCTAACACCGAAGGATTCATTGTTGCAGGCGACGATGTGTTCGCTGTCAACGACTTTACCTTTGAGGATGTGCTGTTCCCGAAGGTGCAGGGACTATGGCTACCTACAAAGGGGGCGGAAACACACCCGAATGCCTGGCGGCGGAATCTTGCAAAGACGGGGATTCTCTGCGCGAAGGAACGATTTGCCGGCTTTAACTGGACCACGCACCTGCCGCACTACTACGAATGGGACAAGCTATTGTACTTGTATGACAAGTTCGACTGCGACCACAACTCTTATGTATTCGAGAACATTTATTACAACGCCTGCCTTCCATCTCGCCGCCCACACCTTCTCAACCGAGACGACAAGTGGAAATACGAAGTGAATTACACTCCGCTTTACACGCCCGACTTACAGAACGCCTTTGATCGCAAGGTCTGGGTTGTCTGCACGGAGGACGGATGGAGCGAGGAATTGGAGCAGGAACTGGCAAAACATTACAAAATCAAACTTTAATCTAAACAACTATGAACGAAATTGCAGAAGCCATCTACGCACTGAGACGCGAGATTATCACGCTTCACAAGGAAGTACGCGCATTTCGCTATTGTGTGGCAAAGATTGCCGCCAAAGCCGAAATCGACTATGTTGAATCCCTCCAGGACGATGACAGCATGGAGTTATACAGGTACACCAAGGACACCGTTGAGGAGGCCGAGGAAGAAACCCACTACGACCGTGGATAGCCATGCCTAACACTCTTCACATCGGTTCCATCGAAAGGAGCTTCACAAATAGAATTGCAGAAATCCTTAAAGGGCGTATCGGCAGGAAGAATGCCATCACCAACCGGGAACTACAAGACATGTTCCCAGAACTCTCCGAAAGAACCATTCAGTTCATTGTGAACAACCTCCGTAATTCCGACATCGTTCTCTGCCTCGTGGCATCCTCGCAGGGGTACTATGTGGCCGAAACCGAATCGGAACTCCAGGACTATGAGAAGTCGCTGAACAACAGAATCGGCGAGCTTGTGAAAGTCCGCGACCAAGTGGCACGGCAAAGGGCATTGCGGTTCAAAAGGAGTTACCAAGAGAAGTTGTTCAAATGAACGAATTATTACAAAAATGAAGTAAGGATATGCCAGGAAAGCATTCAAGGTTATTTAATTGTTGGTGTAGCATAAGAAATAGATGCAATAATCCCAAACATGCAAAATACCGATTTTATGGCGCAAGAGGGATAAGGGTGTGTGACGAATGGCTCTATCATTTCGCGCCTTTCCGCGATTGGGCGTTAGCAAATGGGTATTCAGACTCCCTCACGATTGATAGAATTGATTCTAATGGGAATTATTGTCCACAGAACTGCCGATGGATAACTATGGTAGAACAAAACAACAATAGGCGTAGCAATATCAAAGTTGAATTTCGTGGTGAATTTTTGACACTTGCACAACTTTCAAGAAAATACGCAGAACCAAATGGAGTGCCATATAAGCAGTTTTGGAGTCGGTTTAGAAAGCAGGGGTGGGATTTAGAAAAGTGTATATTACCATGAATACTTCCTTTCAAAAAACTATTGGTTCCCAAGAATGGTACACCCCAAAAGAACTCATTGACTCGCTTGGCGCATTTGAACTCGACCCATGCGCTCCAATTCATCCGCTATGGCCAACCGCTAAAGTAATGTTGAACATTGTAGATGACGGATTATCAATGAATTGGGGGGGGGGGGGGTAAGAGTGTGGCTTAATCCTCCGTACTCGCAACCCCTCATTACTCAGTTCTGCGAAAGGTTTGCAGAGAACGCCAATGGCATCTGCCTACTATTCGGGAGGACTGGCAACCGCATCTTCCAGGAAATTATGCTCACCAAGGCGGACGCGGTGCTTTTCCTCAGAAAGCGAATTAAGTTTTACAAACCAGATGGTACGCAAGGTTCAAGCGGAGGTTGCGATTCTGTCCTTTTCGCATTCGGAAAAGAGAATGCAGATGCGTTGCTCAAAAGCGGACTTGAAGGCGTCTATGTCCCACTAAAAGATGCAAAGAAGATTTAACATCGGCGACAAGGTAACTTGGATGACCGTAAACGGCCCTAAAGTCGGCGCAATTGAACGATTACAAGAAAACGGCATCCTTGTCCGCCTCCCAAGCGGAAAGTGTATCATAGCCAACGAAACGAGTTTACACTTATGGAAAGAAATTTAGCAATCATAACTTACCTGCTTGCGCGGTTGGTAGTCAAACTTGAAGGCATTGAGCCGGATAAATTGTCGGAAGACATCCAAAAGCGATTCCCGAAGCCAAAAAAGATAACGCCAATCGGAGAGAAGATAGACGCCGAGACGGTAGATAGGATTTACGCATTATACCCCACAAAATGCCCTATAAGCGGGCGTTCCACCGGGAAGTCGGCAAAGGACAAGGTTAGGATTTCAAAGCTGCTGATGGTATTGACGGAGGAACAGTTTACCTCAATCATCAAGCAGTACCTTGAAGAAAGCCAAAAGTCAGTATCCTACATCAAAAACTTTTCCACGTTTCTGAACAATATACCCGACTACGGGCAACCGCAGCCGATGGTGCAGAAACAAGAACAATTCATTAACGCCTACGACCTGGTGGGCGACTGGTAATCTATGAGTAAGTACGAAATATCCCTGTCTGATGTCCCATTTCCGGACACAAGCACCATCGAAAGACAAGTGCTTGCAGACTGCGTTGGCAATCCGGAGTCCATGCCAGAGTTCACGGGGATAGTGGAGGATGAAATGTTTACCGACGATGGACGAAAGTACATCTGGAAGACGCTGGTATGGATGTTCAATAATGGACAGGTGATAGACTTGGCAACCGTGTCGGCGAGAACGGGGCGTTTCTACTATGACGAGGTGCTGAAACATGGAATCTATGAATCGACTCCGCTCACTGCGTTGCAGCATGTAATGACGCTTCGGTCGTCTGCCATGCGTAGGAGGTTGTATTATTCCTGCGTGAATCTCATCCAAAAGACAACGAGGTCTGACATGGACGTGCTGGATATGTACTCCGAGACGCAGAAACTTGTGATGGAGGTTCAAGGAGAGAAACCCGTTGTCGCGGAGGTTACAATGGATGAGGTGCTAAAGGCCGTTGACGAGGAGGTGAAAGAGAATCGTGAGAATACGGCTTCCGGCATACGGACAAGGATTCCTACGGGCTTCGCCATGCTTGACAAGATGACTTATGGCGGATTCAGGAGAGGTCAGCTGATTATTCTTGCCGCGAGACCTTCCGTCGGAAAGACAGCTGTTATGCTACAAATGGCAAAGGCGGCGGCAAGGTCTGGATTCCCGACCACCATCTTCTCGTTGGAAATGACGAGCGCAGAATTAGGGCAGCGACTTCTTTTCTCAACCGGGAAGGTGACGCCACAGGAACTAACGACGGGATATGTGAACGAGTACGGATATGGCCCGGCAAAGGAAGAAATTAAGTCGCTCCCAATCTTTATAAATGACGAGACACGCACACTGACTGGATTGCTTTCGCGCATTACGGTTGCTGTGATGCAGTCGCGGTGTGGGATAGCCTTTATTGACTACCTCGGCCTTGTCAACATAGAAGAAATGCGCCGTTCTCCTTTGAATGAACAGATTGCGAAGGCAACCAGGGAGCTTAAACAGCTCGCTAAACGACTGAAAATCCCTATTGTTCTCCTGTGTCAGTTGAACAGGGAGGCCGCGAAGGAAGATGGGGCACCGCAGCTTTACCACCTTCGTGATTCAGGCTCTATCGAGCAGGATGCGGACATCGTGCTTATGCTTGAACAGGAGAAGCGAGTATCGGAAGATATACGCGAGAAGCCTAACATCAATATCTGGGTGAGGAAGAACCGGCAGTTTGTGAAAGACATCAAACTAACCGTGAAACCAAACGAGACGTATTCTGCATTCCAGGAATTAGATGCCAATGGAATGCCGGCGCATCAGGAACAAGAACTAAAACAACAGGAAGACGATGAACCCTTCTAAAGAACCGATTTATTATTTCCGTACCATCAGCGGACGCACCAGATTTTCCAATGGGCAGGTAAAGGAAGATGCGAAGCTCGGACAGTATCTTCGGATGCTCCGCTATGCAAAATACCCCATAGAGCAGTTACATCTTGACAATCCGGAAGACTTCTGCGTAATATGTAATCTTTTCAACATTCATGGCCGCACATGGCAGGAAATCTACTACGAGAAATGACACCAATAGAAAGACAAATACGTGGGACACTGCCGAGTAGGTGGTATGTGCCTGTATCGTTCCCGATTGAAGAATTGGGAGAACATCTTTCCGATGACGAATATAGGCACTACGAAAAGGTCTGTCCCGAAATAAACATCGTTATCCACTTTGACTACTCTCCGGCTGATCCGTCGGTCGGCATTATGGGAGATTCTGTCGAATGGAATGGAGACTGGTCATTACCAATGGTCGGGAACTATCCGGAGAAAGTGAAGGCGGCGATTTCGGCCTATCTTGATTCCATTGACGTAGATATGCGTTGGGCAAAACTCGCGGAAGATAGTGTGGATTCCTATGTAGAACACTTGCTCTATCCTGATTTATGAAAAACACCACCCAAAAGAATCCTTCATTCGGCAAGAGGAACGAATGTCTGGAATGCTGTCACTTCCACGGCAAGTTTACGGCGATGAAAGGAGACTATTGTAAAACACTTAAACAAAGATTTTTATCATGGCAAAATTCATTGAACTGCCTTATGGCGAATACAACAAGGAGACCAAAGCCTTTGAGCGCACACAGATGCTCGTAAACTTGGACAGAATCATCAAGATAGTACCCGAGGGAGATACCGCCTGTAAGGTGACTGTTGCCGGTGGCTCGCAGGTGCTAACCTATCGGCGCTATGACACCCTTTCAGACCAGATACAATCCAGGGGTGATACAATGGCCGTCTATCCCGATGAGGAAGTGGCGGCTGCATTCTCCGCAGGGTACAACAAGGCAAAGTCGGAGATTAACCCCAACGAGTCTCGGCAGAAGCAAATAAAGCAGCTCATTAGTTCCGCTATCGAATGGTTTGAGCAGAATCCGCTGTCTAACGGCTGGCAGAGCAAGTTCCGGAAGGATATGCGGGAGAATCTGGAGGGAACGGCTAACGAAGAAATCGAAACTTTCTGATGACGAAACGCGAAATAGTTGACACGGCGTTGAGAGGGGCAGGAAAGGCAAGGGTCTGCGGAGACTCCATGGAACCCATCATGCCATACCTGCTCTCCGACATCATGTCGCAGATATACTACAAGGACATAGCAGGACTCCGGCACAAGCATCGGATGAAGGAGATGGACAAGAACTGGAGGAAAAGATATGCCATATTCATTAGGCCGGTATTCTCGCTATTCAAAGAGGAGGACAAGTGCGAACTGACTGACCTCATGGACAGCGTTTATGACAACCTTTCCAACGAAATCACCATGCTCCGCGCAAAGATTATGGAAGCGCTTTCAGGCATAGATGATTTTGAAAGGAAGAAGGTCGTTTCTTCTCTCCTGCTCTGCCACATATTCGCCCAGTATGCGGAGTGCTCATACAACAGATGCTACTATACCGTCAAATCCACCAGCTTTGGGATTATCGAGGAACCAGCGAGCAACAAGGACTTGTGCTATCTGCGTGACCATTCGTACAACATGGCCATGCAGTACATCAAGGAGACGCCCGGCGACGAATTGGTAATCCGACACCCGAATATGGATGGCCTGTTCGCTGTTGTAGCAAAGAAAATCTATCAATGGCTAAAAGACAACTGATATGTTAATCGTCCTACTCGTTTTGCTTGCTATTGCTTACGTCTGCCTACTTTCGGTCACGATAAAGCAGTGCAAAGAGATTGATACCCTCTATGAAATGATTGCCACACTTGAGAGGGAATTACAGAAATAAAGCCGAATCCGGCTATAATCCATTCAACCCTATAAGTCCATCGAAAGGAGTGGACGCCGTGAAAACCGGCACCGGATAGATATTGATAAGGTAATCCCCGTCAGTCTTCGGATTGGCGGGGATTTTTTGTGCTTTTACGGAACCTAACGTGCGGAAAGGTAATCCCAAATCTTTGTTTTCGTCGGCCAGTCTTCGTCATTGAGCCAGGCGATAGACATTTCAAGAACCTTCCCGGTCATTTCGTTCTCATCATAACCAGGGAACCACTTCTTTAACATGCACCAGTTATCGCTGGCGAGCATGTTCATTGTCACGGCAAAGTCCCATAGATTGTATTCAGGGATTTCATCTTTGTGTGCGTCGTACACGCTTTTCAGTGTCTCGTCGTCCCAGTACGGCGCTTTATGAACATTCCCGTTGACATCCGTGTAGTACATTCCGGCTATATCGGCCTTTGCGAGTTCTTCCGTGTAGTGCCCGTCGGACATGGTTGCGTAAACCTTACGCATGAGCCTTACCTTGGTATGCTCATTCATAGATGACTCGATAGCATCAGAAACGATTTTGACGGTCTTCCACATCATTTCTTCGCCCTGACCTTCGCCGTATTTCTTTGTGATTTCGTAAAGTGTCATCATAGTTGTTTATTGCATTTGGGACACCTCATCCCCACCGGCTTGTGTGTCGGTAGGATTATCGGCCCTTTCGGAATCCGAGGAGGTGTCTTTGGTTGAGGTAATTTGTTCATAGAGATAGTTATATTGTAGCGCAAGGCCGTCATATAGTAATGATAGCCATAGCGCGGAATAGGAAGCGATAAAGGAAGCGGCCACAGATTCGATTATACCGTACTCATGCCAAACCATCCAGCCAAGGCATATCCAGAACGTAAGGCACTTTTGGCAAGACACCACCCGAAGCCTGATATGCAAGACTTCTTGGATGGCATCCGCGAGTCCCATTTGTATAAAGAGGACACAACTAATCGTAATTAGAGCCGCTTCCGTAATCATACTACGCTGTTGCGAGATTGAATGAGCCTACGAGCGACACGGCGCTGGTGATGGAGCAGCAGTCCTTCATGTTGGTGGGAGAGGCAATCACGTCGCCGGCGGTGATGGTCGGAGCAGTAGCCGAAGAAACGGGGACACTTACCGTCGCCCAGATGTTCTCTGTAACAGGGCAGTTGCCTCCGCAACCATAATTCTGTCCGTTTCGGTACGGCATATAGGTCACAGTGCCAGTGATGAGGACATCAAGAACGTAGGTATCGTTCCCGACTGCCTGCGGTACTCCTAAAGCACGATAGTTAAGGTCGCCGGTGATGGGGTAAGCACCATTGGCGCAGATTTTACGATTCCCACAAGTGTAGTGTGTGAGGTCAACGACATAGGTTGCATCGGTGGCGGTTGCGCCAGGCGCGGCGATACAGGTGTTGACGAATGTTTGTCCGTTATAACAAGCCATAGTAATGAAAGATTAAAAAGGTTATGACTCCCTATTCTCTGCACCGGAGTCTTTCTGTGCATTATCTTCCAGAAGGTTAATCATGTTGCCAGTTGAGAACGCGGACAGTTTGACGTCCAATGCCTCAAGCCTGGCAACGATAGCCTCTTGATTCTTCATTATTCCATAGGTGCGCTGTGCCGCGCAGTAAGTCTGCTGCTGGAATGAGCATTTCAGGCAGTCGCCCGTACAAGTCTGTGCCATATTATTTGAAATAGTTTGTTACAAAAAAGTTATCCTTGTATTTCCGCACGGCTTCTGTTATCTTCTTTGCCGTGACCGCAATCCCTTTCTGGGCCATTCCAGAGATAAACTCCTTCACGGCCTCTGTCGCAAGTGCAGCCTCGCCAGGAGTCTCGGCATACACGTTGAATTTTATCTCATATCCTTGCATGGCGCTATCCGTTTATTGGTGGAAGTGGTGTTGTTGGCGTGGTGGGTGTTCCCTTGCGACCGGCAATTATCCCTTTGATGAAGTCAACGCCCTGTCCGAGCATGTCTTGATTGTCTCGGAACCATCCTATGATTCCGCTTGCTTGTTCTCCGAAGCTCTGGATAAAAGGCTTTGACGCTGGTTCCACATCGGGAATTGACTCCAATCCGTCAATGAGGAAGTCATACATTTCCTTCGCCTTCTCCACATTCATATTGGATAGCATAAGGCAGGTACGTTTCAGTTCCGATTTGCTTGTTGGCCTAATCATAGAAATCTGTTCTTTGAGCCGTTGTTCGCGTTTCTTTCTAAACATTTGAATGATAAAAAAGGCAGGGCGGTTGTTACGCCGCCCTACCGTGCCACAGATTAACCGTTGCAGTGGTTACAGCCACAGGGCATGGCGTCTTGGTAGATGGCGACCTTCTGCGGAGCCTGGGCGAGATTGCCGAGGACGGCCTGATTGAGAAGGTTCTGCTCTACCGACTGGATGCTCGACAGCTCGGCAGCTTGCTGTGCGGTCAGGTTGGACGACTGCTGCCCGCTGATGCTGTCGGTAATGCTCTGCGAGATGGTAACACCTTGGGCCACGCGCTCGGCGCGTTCCGTACCGAGCAGGGAAGCCAGGCTCGCAATCTGGGCATTGTTGGCGTTGAACTGTGCATTGGCAAGGTCGCGTACACCGTTAGCCTTAGCATTGGAGAAGATGGGTCCGAAGATCCAGGCTCCTACTCCAAGGGCTGCGGCTACGGATGCGATGACTACGCCAGTGACAGCCGTGCCGGAAGGACGGCGGGACGTTATCTCGCTCACCTTCCAGGATTCGTAGGGAGAGAAACCTCCCATGTGGGAAATCATTTCTTCAGCCATAGCATTAGAAGATTAGAATTAAACAAAACACCAACGACTCTTTTGAATCGCTGGTGCAAAGTTCGGGGTTCAAGCTACTGGATAGAAGGAATAGGTAATAATAAACCTAAGTGCCTGATTTCTTGCGGTTTTCAATCCAACTTCTTGGAACCGCGTCGCGGAATTTAGAGAAGGAATACATAGCGATGTTTCGCTTAGGCTTTCCAACAAATTTTCTTTTCATAAGGTCGAACACTTTTTCTTTCGACACACCATAGAAGTCTGCGAGTTCATCCGCCGTTCCGTAGATTTAGCAGTTTGAATCAATGGCTTCGAGAATGGCCATCTCTTGCTCAATGGTGCAATCACCGCGCTTGATTTTCTTTATCCAGAAGCGGAGAGTGGTTATGAGCATTTCCTCAACAAATTCTTCCTTCATCGGTAAAAAAGACTTTGTATATGGCTATCATGAAAAGAATCATACTGAGAATAATCGTGCTTGCGACAATTATCCATTCATAGTGGCCGAAACTATACATGTATTTGTCAAATAAATCTACGGCCTGTGGCAGTATCGGCAACGAACATGCTACTCGGTGCCATTTACACATCTTTAGAATCTTGGAATAGAACAAGTGCGCGACTACAACTACCGGAGACACAAAGACGAGATAGTTGATGATGTCTGCCATACCGGTCTTTCCAAAGAACGAGTAAAGCGCAAAGAACGTGATAAACGCCGCGTCGTAGATAAAAGGGAATAATTTGACTGCAAGCGTAATTCTCCGCAGAGTCTCTATCAGTCTAATTCTTCCTTGTTGTTTGTTTGACACCTTCTTCTATCTTTTTAATGGTTGGTGCTGACACACTTCTCGGTCTTGGTCCGATGTTCGGAGCGGGAAGATTGGGGAACTTGAGGTCTTTGAGTGTCTTTTTCTTTGCCATAATGTAATGTTTTTATGGTTAAACTATATTTCTACGAGTTTGAACTCAATTCTTGGATTTACCTTATCAACGAACTTGTCCGCTACTATCCTTACACACTTGTTGTCATTCTTGATTGTCTTTGTGTATTGAAGGCAGTCAAGAATGATTTTGAGACTGTTGTCAAGATCGTGACTCATTGTCGCAAAGTAAACCCGCAGGTGAAGTTCAAAAAAGCCTTCTATCATTAGGTTCCGATATTTCCCGACCTGAATAAAGAAAGTCTGCTCATAAGCCTTTAATCCTGGTGTCTTTGCAAGGCTTCCATGCCCGGAAAGGGTGATAATCTTGTATGAATTACTTTTGCTCGGCGCTTGGCCGATGATAGTTTGCCAATCGTGTTCTATCATGTTGTAGGCATTTTGTCATAATGATACTCCGGGAAACAGACGCATCGGCTGTGTAAACGAATGAAAGGTTGGTCAATCGGGATTGGATAGCCGCATAGTTCATCGCAGTCTGGGCAGTCGTATGTGCTACCTCTGCGCCTGATATAGTAAGTGGCACCCTTTGCAGACTCCTCGCGCCATTCCTGCCTCCTTGATGCGTCAATGATGAGATTCTGGCCTATGACGGCAAGCTGTGCCTTAATGTCTTTTGAGTATCCGCTTCCCCACTTAAACACATCCTTCCCCCACGCTCCAAACAGCCCGGAAGCGGCAGGGTAACTGAGATACCTAACTATACTTATGCTCGTGTACGCCTGCGAGTACCCGTTAGTAAATGCAGCCACAACCCAGACTTCGACAATCTGTAGAAGGTGACTGCCGGCCATGTCGAACCTTTTAATGGCATCTTCTGACAGCATGTTGTCAATATCGAAGTCGTCATCAAAGAGCGCATCTATGTGCGTATCGGCATCTTTAAGACACCCATCGCTCATATCTCTGCAAATCTCAAGCGCTCTTTCGTAGAGTTCCGGATCCGCAGAGAATGAGAAGTCGGAACCCATATATTCGTACTCCCATGCAAGCGCGAGGAGCGCGGCAAGCGCTTCATTAAAACGCTTGTTTGAATCCGATTTGTACCTTGCGGCCTCACTTGTGAGCGTTTCGTTACTAAGCATTCAGAATAGCCCTTGAATCATTCACCGGATTATGCGTCTGTTTTTGTAGCGTCTGTTGCTGCGCCTTTGATTCGGCCACCAGTTCGTCATGTTGCTCTTGCAGTATCTCCTCATAGTTACGAGGAGTTCCGTAGCCAAGTTTAGCTGCTTCATTAGCGGCGGCCTTTGTCGGAATTGCGCCAGCGGATTTGAGGATGGAGAGATTGTTGACTTCCTCCACCTCGCTACGCATGATATAAGGGTTGATGGTTCCCTTTATGTTGAGCCTGTTGTATTCGGATGTCTTTTGTATTTCTACTGAATAGCCGAACTTAAACAACTCTACAATGTCGTTGAGTGCGGGCTGAAACTCCTTTGCATCAAGTAACGCCTGATGATAGGAGTCTTTTGAGAGCATCTGAACGGTAAGAGAGGATATGTCTGCTCCGGACTTTATCTCGGTTGGCTCCGTGCAGTGGGCGGCTTGATATGCCGCTTTAATAAGCTGCTTCATCTGGAGTTCAAACGACCCGCTGGATTCTGCCGGTTCAAGGAATCCAACTTTTGAATTTGTGTCTGTAGAAGTAACTTGCATCGGCCTTCCGTCAATGGACGCGGTTATGTCAACGTCTGCGCCAAGTGCGTAGAAAATTCTCAGCGCATAAGCCTTGTTGTTCTCGCAGAGCTGCGACATGGCGAGGTCGAAGTTGTCAAGCAGATTCATTGCAGGGCCGGCCACAGTATCGCCTGCGTTGTGGTACGAGACTGGGCAACGAGGATAGTTGTGCGCAGTGGCGGCCTGGTCTATAATCCACGCTCCGGTTCCTTTTCCTCTCCCGTCCACGTCAATTCTGTAACGGATATAGTCCTTGTCATCCCAAACATCGAGGTAACTCACCTCCATATTCCCATCCCACGCTTTGTATTGCCTTCCAAACAGGCAGATTCTCCCATACGAATCGTAGTGTGGATAGAGGATGTCTCCCTTCGGGAAACTCATGCTTCTCCACCCAGGCTTTCCGTTGTCGATATAGAATACGATAGCGCAGTCGGCCACGATATTGCTGTACCATACAAGGTCATAGACGGCCTTCTCCATGTCGTGATAATCCCATCCTTCCATGAAACGGGCGAGGAGGTCTTGGTTCTCCTTGCTGTTCCCTCCACTGATTAGTTTAATATCCACGTGGTCTCCCGTGAGCATGGATGTCCGCTGAGAAGCGAATACTTCCGGTAGATTTGTCGTCACGCGGGCAACCTTTCGCGTGAAGTATCTCTTCGTCTCCTCGTCGTAACCAACGATGTCAGGATACCAATGCGGAGACATGATGCGGTGGGCGTTGATGTCTTGCTCGCGCATGAAATCGGCGTATGTGGGATAGGTGTACGAAAGGAGGCCAGTGATAATGCCCGCGTGTTCCGGAAGCCCGCTTTCAAGGGCGAGTAGCGAATCGGACGGCTTTATCCGGCGGAACGGCTGCCTAACCATAACCTTTTCCGGTGTCATATTTTCAATGGTAGGTTTGAACATGGCGTATCGTTTTTTTTGTTTTACATCATATAACAAAGGCCGCGAGTCCTTATCTTTCGTTGTTTCTTTGCGGCGTCAACCCTGTCCATGCAGTATAACAGGGCTTCAATAAAGTCGGGGGAGTGGCCGATAATGGCCTTCATGTCGGTCTTTTTTATGAGCGCCTTCGGGTTCTCATCCTCTTTCCATTTGAGGGCGATGCGTTCCTCTACCAGCTTCTCTCTTATCGTGAATGGAATGCGCTTCTCTGTGAAGGTCTTTCGCAGCACATTCTCATCAATGCTCATTTCTCCGTTCTGGATGGCATCTATGAGCATCCCGGCGCATTCGGATTTGCGCGTGTTGTAGGAAGTCTTGTCCTTGGCCGGCGCTTTATTGTCGAAGCCGAAGCAGCCACGCATATCTTCCGACTGCTTCAGCCAGTTCCCGATGCCATTCACGTCAAAGGCGAAATTCTCTTTCGGAATCTCATTCTTTTTCAGGAATCCGAGGATGATTGGCACGACGTCCTCCGAGGTCACATACCGCTTGGCGAAGATGTCGATGATGTGCATCCCGTCCATCGCCCACAGCACGAGCCAGTCATCACGAAGGGCTATGTCACCACCGCCGCAACGCACTCCATTCACTCTTGGCGTGTTCTCGAAGAATCGGTTCATGTCATCCATCGTTATGATAGCCCCGGTGTCATCTACGTCTCTCCAAACGCCGCGAATGTCATTGATGACAGATTTACTGCCGCCGGATGATATGCGGTTCATGTACTTCGGGTCGGCCACATGGAGAATCTTATTGTCTCCATAGTACCCGTCGATGAATGTTATTGATGTGATGAAGTTGGCGTATTCTTCATCTGGGTTAGCCGAGAGTTGTTGAATCTTTCGCTTGGCATTAGGATTCTCATATACTTCTTCCGGCGAGTCTCCCCAGGCGATTTCCATCACGTCCTCCCCATATCGGCAGAAGTATCTCAGCACTCCAGACCTTGATGGGATGGCCTCGTCCGTTTCAGGGTCAATCCACCAATCGAGGAACCAACGTAGTTTGTTGCTCCGGCCAACGGGGTTGCAAGTGCAGATGAACCTTGGCCTGACGCCAGCAGTGGAACGGTTTGAACCCATGAGGTCGAAAACTACAGACATGGATTCCTTGGTGAACTCAGCCAATTCCTCTATCACGATATATGGCATTTCCGCGCCACGGAAACGGTCTTTAATCTTTGAGAGGTCGGCGAGGTGTTCCATCTTCATCGTTGCCCCCGTGCCGTTGAAGAACTTTGCTTCGTAGGAGGTATCGGCGAAGGTCGCAAGACCACGGAAAAGGGGTTTACATGACTTCCAGATTCCGCGCTTCACATCTGCCTCGAAACGCCTGAAACCGTATAGGTTAGCATCTGGATTCTCAGCGTATCTATATGCACCGATGAGACTTACAGCGCTTTTCCCGCTGCCGCGAGATCCGCCACATATAACGATGTCCGCGAGGCTGGTCAGAACCTTCTCCTGGAAGCCAGCCTGCGGGACTATATTCCACAATCTTGCGGCATCTCCTTTCTTCTTTATCTCCAGGTTCTCCTTTCGCAGCTTCTCAATATAGTCATAGGTATAGACTTCCATCCCGAAATCTTCAAGGAAGTCCGGGTCGAGGTATTTCTTGTTTTCTATGAGATTTTCCGCACTCATTGAGTGCAAATGTGCGAGAGTTTGCGGAATTTTACGGAATAATTATTCCGCAATATACTTGTAAAACAAATATATTTGTCCGTGTATGGACGAAAGAGTGCAGAATAGCGGAGTGCAAGTGTCTTGCCCCTATTGCAAGAAGCCTTTTCCTGTAAGGGTGCAGCACCTTGAGGGAAGGCTTCGACTCTCGGTCCGTTGTCCGCATTGCAAGCGCCTTGGCGAGATAGTGATGCAAGACATAAAATAGCCAGCGCCACAGAGCGCACCATAGAGGCCGTACAACAGTTGCCAGACAACGCCATAGGCCCGGAGTAGAAATCCCGTGTGGGTTTCCGCTTCGGGCTTTTTGTATAACCTAAAGTTCTTTGAAAATGAAAGAAAAAATCATGAATGCGCTCAAAACCGAGTACGCGAAGATGGGGTTGGGCGACAAGGCTTTCGATGGGGTTGCCTCATTCCTCGTAAAAACCATCACAAAAGACGAAGAGATTGACGGTGTAATCAAATCAGAGGACACTAAAAATCTCCTCAAGGCGTTCCAAGGAGAATCCGACTCGCTGCGTAACCGCAACGCCCAGTTGGAAAAAGACTTCAACGCCTACAAACAATCCCACCCGGATGCAGACCCTAACAAAAAGGACCCCAAGCAGGACGATGGGAACAAAGAAATTCTCGACAAGCTCGACGCTCTAACCAAGAGGCTGAACGAAAGGGATGCACAGGACCGAAAGGCCGCTACCATCGCATTCGTGAAGGCTTTTGCGAAAGAATCCGGATGCACCGATGAAAAGGTGCTGAAACTTACCGAGAAACTGTTCTCTGTCAAAGAAAACGAGTCTGACGAAGACGCTGCAAAGCGGTTCAAGTACGAGTATGACGCGAATGTAAAGGAGTTCTTCGGCGACGGGATAACGCCCTTCAAGGGGAATATCATCAACACGCCAGCCAACGTGAGCGCGGCAGACAAGGCAGCTCAGGCCAAGGAAGACGCAAAACGGGTAAGGGAAAACAAATAACAACATAAACCAACCCCACTATGTTAGAACATTTCAACAACGCTTATTCGCGCCGCAGCGATTCTTTCGGTGGTGCGAATCCGTTCCTCTGCCATCCGGACGAGGTGAAGTACCGTCAGTACGGTGCTCTCGTAAAGGATGAACTCGCAGACAAGGAACTTGTTCACGCGGGCACTCCCTATGAGGTTGACCTTGAAAAACACGAGGTGAAGTTCATGAAGATTTGGGAGGTCGTGAAGGTTGAGAGCGAGACCATCGAAACGGTGGCCAGCAAGCACATCACCCTGAACGCCAACTGGCTCGCCCCCAAGCTGACTGCCACCGACGTGGTGATGGTAGTTCCTTCTTCCATCAACGGCACCGGTAAGGGTGTGGTTGCCGGCACTGTCACCGACAACGAGGATGGCACCGTGACCATCACCGTGGCCTCCGCCAGCATCGACTCTGTTGCTGTTGGTGACTATCTCTCCATCGCCGCAGCCGCAGGTTCTTCCAAGGCCCTCAAGGTAAAAGGTAACGGCGTTCTCACCCGCGACCTTCGCGCCGGTAACGGCCAGAACTTCGTTGACATCGCCCGTGGCGAGGTGTACTGCTACGTCAATGTCGCCAATGGCATTCCCGCCGCTGTCATCGCCGCCGCCCGCGAAATCGGCCAGTTCATCGAACCCGAATACTTCGCAGAAGTACCCAGCAACGACTAAAGGAGGACTGAATTATGGCAAAAACTCTCATTTCCGGTCTGTATTCGACCGAATTTTATCAGCTTCTCGAACAAAGCCTACTGGCTCGTGGCTATGCTTCCCTGGAGGCATGGATCGCTGAGCAGCCTAACTACTGGTTCGACGAGGAAGCATGGAAATCCATCTACACCCTCGCACCCTTCGAGAATCGCGCCCGCACCTTCGAGCAGAAGATTGGCGAGCGCAGTGTTCCCATCATGGCTACCTACCTCTCCGACGAGGCAGAAGGTCCGCTGCTTCCTACCGAGGGCGTATCGAAGAAAACCGGCGAAATCCCCCGCATGGGTCGTGGTTTCTCGTTTGACATCGACGCCTACGAAAAGATGCAGATGCTCGCCCGCCAGGGCGTTGATGTGCAGGATGCCTATTACGACCAGTTCGTAAAGGACACCATGAGCCTCATCCAGAGCATTCACAGCCAGCGTTCCTTCACAGGCTTCCAGGTGGAGTCCAAGGGTTCCTATGTAACCACCCTCGCCACCTCCAACGGCGGTATCGTTGGTTACGAAATCAACCTGAACCCTCTTGCCGAAAACCGCAAGAAGTGTGGTGGTTTCTGGCTCGGTGACTTCAAGCACGGAACCAAGAATGCCTGGTCCTCCGGCAGCGCCAAACCGCTGGGCGACCTGGAGGATATGTTCAACTACGGCTGGCGGATGCGTATCATCCCTCGTGACCCGAAGGCTTCCGTGTTCCGTATGAGCGCTTCCGGTTGGGAAGTCCTCAAGGCTCACGCCGACACCAAGGCTCGCGTAGCCTTCTGGAAGTACGGTCCCACCTCCGGTTCTCTGGACGCCTACGTAGTGACCGACACCGACCTCAAGCAGTACATCGCCGACACCGGCCTGCCTGCCGTGGAGGTGGTTTCCTACTACGGATTCGGCACCCTGCTCGACCCGAAGACCAAGAAGTTCGAGACCGTGGAGACCGAGGCTTTCGACGCCAACACCGTCGTGCTTCGTCCCGCCGGCAAGTTCGGTGAGATTCAGTGGAAGCGTGCGAACAACATCCTCGCTACCGCCGACTCCCCGATTATGTACTCCGAGGGTGGCTCGATGGCCATCTGCGAGGACCGTGGCAAGAAGGGCCTGACCTTCCAGATCGAGTCCATCTGCCTGCCCGTCCCGAAGGCTATCCAGACCGTGCTCTACCTGTCCACCAACCAGGCTGCATCCTAAACCTGCTAACCCGTAAACGACGGAAGAAATGGCCGACATTGCAAGCAACATGACCTTCGCCCGGTGGCTTCGCGCAAGAACGGAGCTCATCCTGGACTACTCCGATGACTTCCTCTATGCCATCATGGCAGGAAGGGGTATCGAAGACGATTCGTTCATGCTCGTGGATGCTTCCGAGAAGCAGAGGGACCTTTGCCTCGCGGACATCTACTATGGCGCGGCTGTTTCTTCCGTAAAGACGGGAACGCAGGGGGAATCCGATGGCGGATGGACCCACTATGTCGCAATCAAGAACGCCGTGAACCGTGATGGCCTCATGGCCCAAGCGAAGGCGCTCTACGACAAGTGGGGGGAACCGTTCTTTGACACGAGGCCGAAAATCCGGATGAAGAACATGTACTGATGTATAACCCCCGTTGGCCATACACCTTCGTTGTTGTCGAGGAATCCCTTGACACGGACGGGATGCCCGTTGTTGACGAGAATGGAGACCCGGTTGAGTCATCAATGACCTTGCAGAAGGTCGTGTATGACCCGCAGTGGAATCCTGCCCGCAGCGCGGACGGAACGTTTATGACGGAGGCCGTTACGGAAGTGCCATGGGGCTATCGTACATCGACAGGCGGTATGAAGACATCGGGCGAGGTGATTGTAGCAGACTACAAGATTTCCTGCCCGATGCTCCTTACCGACATTCCAACGGGGACTACGCTCATCATGACCGACGCGGTTCATTCGTTCCGTGTGAAGGTAATCAAAATGACCACCTACAACTGGGGAACGAATCTCTGGGTGGATAACATCAAGAACTGATGTCTTACAAGAGCAAAAATAAGGCGACCATCAAGAGGGCGTTTTCCAGGTTTCGGTCAATTTCAGAAGATGCCATCCGTAATGGAATGGTCAACATCGCCAGGACCGGGTTGCTTTTCCTTGTGGATGCTCATGAGATGTTCAACATCCAGGAACTCCATAATCACCTGAATGAAGACAATACCCTGGCGTGGGCAGTTGCTCACAATGGGAGTATTATCGAATCGGGTGACTTGCTTGGAGGTGGTTCAGATATGCCTGGAAATGCGGAGTTAGAAGCCAGGAACCTATTAGGCGGTACTACCGGCTGGGTTGCGGTGATTTACTCCGACATGAAAGGATGGTACAGGGCAGACTGGGAGGAGGAATACCTCAATTACTCAAGGGATATGATTGCTTCGGACTTCTATTCGATTTTTACACAAGTAAACTGACATGGTTAACAACTTCGACATAACAGACGTTGAGACGAAATTCACCGGAGCCGTTAGGACTCTTGGCATATCGTCACATGTCTGGAACAACCGCCCGAAAGCTACGGATGATACCATTTCTGACTTCGTGGTGGTCAGGGTTGTCGGAGGCATATCGGACAAGGCCGCATTTGGGTCCTGCCGTGTGCTTGTGACCTTGTTTGTCCGCGACGTGAAGGAGATGAAGAACTCCGCGAAGCTGTCCATCATGCAGAAGAAACTTGAGTCCCTTCCTCTTTGGATCGAGCCGCTTCTTGTCAAGGGAACACCACGCATCGTCGGAGACACGCCGGACGATTTCGGATTCCATGCACGAACTATCAACTACAAAGTATTCATTAAAACGACATAATACTATGGCAACACTTACTCATGCAATGCTTGACGACCTCCATATCGGCAACGCATCCATTTCCCTGATGGCCTACAATGCAAACGGGGTTGACATCACCTCTGGCCTTGACTTCTCCGCAGCTGACCAGATTTTCACCCTCGAAGGTTCCTTCAACCTTGAGTGCGACGATCCTTCCACTTCGGAAATCAAGATTGACCAGCACCAGGAGGTCATCGACACCAAGATTGAGAAGGGCGGCAACTGGCGCATGACGGGTAACATCCCGACCATTGCGAAAGAGGCTCTTGCCTACTTCTACAATGCCGGTAAGGAAATCTCCGCTGGCACCGCATCCTCTCTCAAGGGTGTCACCGGCGCAGAGGGTAATTTCTACACTGGTAAGGGCTTCATGTCCACTCCAAACATCGTGGAAGTTACCGTTCTGGTCGAGTCCGAGACTCACAACACGGCTATCCTCTTCCCTCACGTGAAGATGGTCGTTTCCAAGCCGAAGAAAGACGACAACGACAATCCCGCCTACCTTTCCTTCGTGGGTTACGTTCTTCCGAACCCTTACATGCAGGGTGCGGACTACGTTGGCGACTTCGCTGTGCTGAAGGCCGCTACGGCTCCTTCCGCTCAGTAAAAGAACACAACTCTTCACTTCCTTTCCATCCGGGGCGGGGTCAAAAGCCCTGCCCCATTTTAATTAACACAAACAAATGAAACAGCCCACGCTCGAACAGAGAAAAGAGTACATGAACATCGTGGAGAACTCCGCGACGATAGTACCGATACAAGGCACGAAAAGGAGTTTCAAGCTCCGATGGATGCACCCATATACCATTGAAAGGATAACGAAAATCTGGATTGAAAGAGACATTGCATCTGCGAAGGTGCAAGGCGGTGATGATGTGGCCAGAGACCTCGTTAAAGAGCCGTATTTTGCATTCAAAGAGGCGGCGCTAATGATTCTTAACCACGACATCAAGATACGGCTTTTCTATGGCCTTTTATGGCGTTGGCTGGCGTTTCGTTATACGGAGGTGCAGATGGCCCCAGTGATAGCTGCGGGTAAAAAAAAACTACCTCTCATGGCCCATTACGAGACTATGGTGTACTCGCTGGATATGAGGACGGACATGATGAGGATGACAGCGAAGGAAGCAGACCAATACCGAGCCGAACTTCTCTTGGATGCGAAGCGTCTTTCTGCAAGGACTTCCCGGAGTATGGCCGCCCCCGTTGGCGGCTCGGAAGGTGGGAGCGCAACTTCGGCTACAGGTGCATCCTGACATGCGCCCAGATAGAACTGATGCAGGCAGATTTGCCTCACACGCTCTATAACAGGCGCGACAAAAAGAAAAAGGGTGGAAGCAAGAATAGCAAACCATTCCACTACAACAGCAACGACCCTGCGATAGCGCGGCAGGCAGAGGCGAACCGCAGGGCAGCAGAGAGGAGAGCAGCGAAAGCAAGGGGGGAAGTCCCCTATACAATGGACGAATTATTTAAGAAATAGATACTATGGCCGGCTTAATAGAAGATTTGGACTTTCAAGTCATACTGAAAGATGATGATTTCCGCAAGCAGATAGATGCTGACATTGCGAAGGCAAACGAGCTGAACACCTCATTGTCATCGCTTCTTGAATTTTCAAAGGCGCTTCCTGGTGCAAAGACCATCATCAGCAAAACCGGCGTTAAGAATGCCGAGGACTTGGCGAAGGCTCTCGAAAAGGTAAAGGAAGGGTTGAACGGATTACCCGACACGGCAAAAGAGGTCGTTTCCGTCACTCATGAACACACGTCGGCAGTTCGTGAAACCAATGCGGCACTTGGTGGCACGGGTGATTTGATGAGCACCATCGCGCAGCTAACTGGAGTTGCTTTCAGTGTGGTTACAGTCCGCCGGTTCCTTACAGAGATCGTGGAAATCACCGGGGCATTCGAGGTGCAGAAAATGGCCCTCGGCTCCATGTTACAGGATTTGGACAGGGCTGATGAAATCTTCGCAGAATTGAGGAAGAACGCACTGGAGTCACCTTATACCTTCCAAGATCTCACCAAGTTCGCTAAGCAATTAACGGCTTTTAACATTCCTACTGACCAACTTGTAGAGACGGAGAAACGTCTTGCGGATGTGGCCGCAGGTCTCGGTGTTGATATGGGACGAATTATCCTTGCCTATGGTCAGGTGAAAGCCGCCGGTGCATTGAAGGGGCAAGAGTTAAGGCAGTTCACAGAAGCCGGCGTGCCCATTCTTGAACAGCTCGCAAAACAGATTGAGGAGGTTGAGCACCGAACTGTCTCACTCTCAGAAGTGTTCCAGAGGGTAAGCAAGAAACAGATTTCCTTTGAGATGGTGGAAGAAGCCTTCCGTCGCATGACAAGCGAGGGCGGGAAGTTCTACAATATGCAGAACGTGCTTGTAAATACCCTTCAAGGAAAGATAGGTAAACTCCGTGACGTGTGGCAGCAGGCCGTCTATGACATGGGAACAGCCAATGAGGGTGTCTTGAAAGGGTCTGTTGACGCCATCACGAATATGGTGGCGAATCTTGATGAACTTGGAAAGAGGCTTCCGGAGGTAGTTGCCGCATTCGGAGCTTTCAAGGCGGCGCAGATAGCATCTGAGGTTGCCAGTAACTCATTCGCGCTTGCCAACCACAAGGTGCTCTCAGCACTAAAGTCTATCGGTACATGGATTAGCAAGAATCCTTATGCGATACTCGCTGCGGCAGTCGTGGCCGTTACGTTTGAGGCCGTGCGTTTCTATGACGAGTTACATGCAGGGCAAAAGCGACTTGAAACGGCCATTAAGGAAAACGACAAGGAACTTGACAAAGAAATACAAAAACTGGACGAGTTAAAGGCGAAGTTGGAACTCGCCGGGCGCGGCACAAAGGAGTGGCAGGATGCAAAAGATTCGGTTGTTGCCGCCTATGGAAAATACTTCGATGGTCTGGACAACGAGATTACAAAGGTCGGTAATCTGTCAACTGCATATAGCACCCTAAAGACCAATATCGAAGAAGCCATCCGTTTGCGCCAATACACCGCATTCGAGGAAAACGAAAGGAAGATTCTCGAAGATACAATGTCCGGCTCACTCGGCAAGATACGCGACCGCCTATATAAGAAATACTCCAGGGCTGAGGCGTACACCGTAATGACTGAATTGGAGCAATCTCTTCGCACTCCTGGCGCAACCTTTGGCTCATTCATGCAGAATGAGCGGGTTTCCAATATATTAAAGCAGGGTGACTATATCGGTGATATTCGTCAGATTTTCGAGAGCGAAAAGGAGGCGCGAAAGACATATCTTGACAACGTAAGAACGCTCATCAAGGAATACGGATTACAAGGAACGGCGGTAGATGTTGATTTCGTTGGGCCGCTGCCGATGAAAGCTACCGATAATAATTCATCCGAAACAAAAACCTGGGGAGACGCTAACAAGAAGGCGAATGAAACGAAAGAACGCATCAGCGACATACAACGCGAGACTGCTATACTCATCCGCGACCTTGACAAATTGAAAGAGGCAGAGAAGGAACTGCAAGGCGAACAGTCGGCATCCGAATGGGCTGCCGGTATAACTGGAAAAACCGTAGAATACTTCAACAACCTTGAGCAGTCCATCGCAAATAATGTGGCCGAGCTACGAAGCCTTGGTGACGCGGGGAACGATGCCGCAGATGCCATCGAAGGCCGCCTTGGGACAGACGCACTGACAAAAGGCATCAAGGGACTAAAGGAGGCAAAGAAAAGCGCGGAGGACTTTGCAAACGCAGAGAAGGCGATAGGGGACTACCTTGGGAAAGACTTCTCGATGGAAGGCGAAAAGGTGGTGGCGAAAATAAGCAAAGTTCTCGCAGACTTGAACACCAAGAATGCCGGCATTGACTCCAACGTGACGGAACTCGTCAAGAAACTCGACAAGGAAAGGGCTTATGTGATAGCCGACTATCTGAAAAAGAGTTCCCCCGTGGCTAATGCGATGGGGACGTCGGAGCAAGTACAGCAGGCGGCAGCAAATGCCTATTGGGAACAGTACAAGAAAGACCGCATCAAGGAAATCAATGCTCAAGCCAAGCAGCAGAAGGAGCAGAACGAGAAGCTGACGAAAGAAAGCATCCGTGGGCTTGGCGTTAACCTCTTTAATGAGCAGATGCAGGGGTTTGAACTGAGCAACTGGTCTGATAAGACGATAGGGGAGCTTCATGCCATCCGTGACGCGCTCTTGGAACTTCATGTCCCAGACGAAATCAAGCAGATGCTTAGTGGCGAGCAACTGCAAGCATTAGAGGAGACACTGGAGAAAATCGGCCATAACACCATTGAACGTTCCGTTGATCCTGCCACAACGAAAAAGTGGTCGGACGGACTCCGCAAGGGCTCTCAATACCTTTCCACCGCCGTGTCGAAACTCCGCGAACTCGCCAATATATCCGGAGACCCGCAGATGATTGCAACGTCCAACTGGCTGGAAAGGGTATCGCAGAACATCAATGCCGCAGCAGATGGTTTTGAGACAGCCATGTCAATGGGTGCAGGGGCGTATTCGTGGATTGGCGCAGTCGCCGGCGGTCTGTTAAATATCGCAGAACAAATCGTAGCGGCGGTTATGACTGCGAAAAACGAAGCCATACAACTCGCAGAAACGCTTCGCAAAATATCATCTGAGAATCAGGTGGCCAAATTCCAGGAAGGTTTGAATAAGTCAGGCATCTTCGGCGAGGATACAATCGGAAACATACGCGAATATGTCTCCGAGATGGACAGGCTTCAGAATAAACTTAACGTTCTCAATGCAAGCGTTCCTGTTTATATAGATGACAGAAGCGACTGGAACAAACTATGGGATACGCCCACACATACGATACTGTCTCTTGGAGAGCTCGCGGCAAGCGTGGGGATGGACTTATATAAGGACGGTGTTGTGGATTATCACGCGCTGCAAGCCATTCTTGACGCATATCCAGACATGATACAAGAGGCAAGGGAAATGCTTCAAGAATACATTGATAGTGGACAGAAGTATGAGTCGGTATTAAACAAGATAAAAGAAACGATGAAGTCCCTGTTTGGGGACATCGCAGACAGCGCCGCAGATGCTATTATCGACGGCTGGGTTGAAGCAGGGGACGCAGCGCTTGACTATGCGGACATTCTTGACGGAATAGCCCGTTCCTATTCAAAACTGCTCCTCAAAAACGTTATCTACAAGAGTTTCCTGGAACCGATAGAGGGCGAAGTGGCAAGACTTTTCACCGTTAACGATTATGAAGGTGCGATGGAACTCATATCCGGCGCGATGGAAAAAATCTCGGATAGCGCACCAGAATTTGAAAAGATTCTGACGGCCTTCGACCCTTATTACAAGAGGGAGGGGGAAGAAGGAGATGATTCTCTCGGCGCAGGGTTTAAGTCCTTAACCGAGGAAACGGGTTCTCTATTGGCCTCCTACGCGAATGCGATGCGGGCGGATGTTTCCTATATGCGCGGAATGCAGGAGAAAGGCTTCGCCTCCGTTGATGCGCTGGCTCAGTACGTTCCTACCCTCAATGAGTATATGGCTCAAATAGCTGCCAACACCTACAATACAGCCGAGCACACCGCGAACATTTTATCTGAATTAAGGTCTGTTATCGGCGCTCCTGGAACGGATGGTTCGGTGGTGAGGGTCGAATCCTACTCGTAGGAATTTTAGGGAATAAAAATTCCGTAAAAATACACCTCGGAAAATATATTTGTAAAGCCATGTTGTACGTACCTTCCATAGATGTTTATTATCCGTTCTACGTTCAGTACGGAAGCAATACTCTTACCAATGTGCTTGAGACATACAAGGTGGTCATCAAGACGCATGACTACCCCGTTGCACAGAAAGCAAAGGCTCCGTATAAGAACCAGTGGAAAGACGAACACGGGGACGACGAGTATATCGGCTCAAATGGGTTGTATTTCGAGGCTTTCACGTTCACGCTTGAGTGTGCCATGTTCGCAACTGCGCTTACAGAGGCGCAGGCTATTGTGGACCTTAATACAGGCATCAGGGCCTTCCGTACCTTCCTTTCTTCAGGTCTGTTCAAGGTTTATGACGAGTGGACCGGATTCGGATTCAAGGATGTACGGCTTTCCGAGTTCCCGATGCCCGAGCAGGGCGCTTATGATTCGTGGGGAGAGGGGACACGTGTCATCTTCAAAGTAGTCCTCAAGGTGAACGATCCGGCGACGCACATGGTAATATCGAACAATAACATTGTAGCTGGATAGAGCCATGGCAAAGTTCTCAATAAAATCTCCTACAGGAACGGTATTGTATGAGGGGACTCCTTCATTCAATGGCCAGTATATGAAACCAGGCTCAATCACGTTCCGGCAAATCAGTTCTCCGTCTGTAATCAATTTCCTTGTTGGAAGTTATCTTGACTACTCGATAGTCGTTAATGGAAACGAAACGAGGACTGGCTGGAGATACTATATGTATGCCACGCCGCAGCTGAAGAAACAGGCGAGACCGAACAGCGTTGGAGACGCATTTGTCTATGACTCGGTTACTCTTTATGATGCAAGCAAGCAGCTGGACTTCGTACCTTTCCGCGATTATGTTGTAGATGATAACAACGTTCATTTCTCAACGCAGGAGTCTTTCTCGACGTATGAGGACGTTGCCGGCATAGCAAGGCGAATCCAATCGTGTATTGACGCACTGTATCCGAACTCGTGGATTATCGAGGTGGCCACCGGACAGGATGTGCCAGAAGAAACTGCCGCGCTGATGCTTGAGGTTCGGGAGTTTTCTGTTAGCGGAGTCACCGTTCTTGGTGCCCTCGGAAAGATATATGATGTATGGAAAGAAATTGGTTGGGTCTTCTCCGAAAGGACAGTTAACGGCGTTAGAAAGAACGTCATAACCATTGGTGGCGCCGGACTTGTTGGAACCACGCAGAACTACCAATACGGAAAGGGGAACGGACTGAAAAACATTCAGCGGAATGTGGCGAATGACGGGGAAATAGTGAACCGCCTGTATGCTTACGGAAACACCACGAACCTTCCTCGCAGATACTATAACGGAAAGAATATCCTGCATGCCGACTCTGTGGATATTCAGAACCTTATGATCCCAATCAGTTCGTGGGGCGTTGACCAGGCGACAAATAAGCCCTCTCCGCTTATAGCGTACATAGACGACGCTACATCCCAGGCAAAGAATGGGATTAGACCGAGGTATGTGTATTTCGATGGGAATAATGATTTGGATGACATTTACCCCACCGTTAAAGGAATGACGGTAAAGAACATCCGCGACTATATCTCAGGTGGTGGTTCTATGGCCTACGCGCCAACAGCATCGTGGCAAAATACGCAGAGGCTGGATACGGTTCTGCATGTCTATCCGAATCCTGAAAATCTTTCCGATCAGACCTTTGATTCTGGGAGAGAGGGTGATGACGAACATAATAGCATAGACAAGGTATTTAAGTCAGACGCTGAAGAAAGTAGTTTTACCGTCAATCAGGGTGGCAACTACATTGATTTGGACTGGCTCGACACAACCATATATGGAGGTGGACACACCTACGAGAAAGTTCAGGCAAAAGTAAGTATAGCAAGGTGTGTTATAGAGGTAAAAAGGTCCTTGATTCACCTATTCTTGCATGGCATGGACGGCAGGATAACCTTAGAATTATACAGATATAAAACAGACGAATACGGAGATATTACCGATTCTAAGGGTTTTATTAGAAAGTCGTTTAATTTACAATGGGAATGGGTGTCTTTCTTGAGCAACAGGCTGTACTTGAACATTGAAGACATAACCATTGAAACGGACGTTTTTTCTATCGCTTCTGCCGACGAAAAAGTAGGTGTTAATTTTGAGTTGGAATTGGACTATGATGGTTCCGATCCAATCAGTGTTGACTACTCCGTCGATATGGAGTTTAGCGGGTCTTTGATTCGCAATGTCGTAAGTAACTTCATGCTTACGGTTCCTCCTATTGGGTTTGACCTGAAAGACATAGCCGCTACTGATTCTGAGATTCAACTAATGATGGTTAGCGGGAAATGCGCTGGGAGAGCATTCACTGTAACCAACACAAGCCTCATTGAGAGCGACAATTCGTGGAAACTATCTCTGAAAAGGTCGCTCGACGACTCGCTGGCGCAATACTTCCCCAACTATGACTATCCGGTGGAGATAGGTGACAACTTTGTCATTCTCGGAATATCCATGCCAGAGGTGTATATCACAGCGGCTGAGAGCAGGCTTCTCGCGGCTGCACAGGCATATCTTGATATGTATTCGACAGAGATGTGGCAGTATGTTCCAGAGATAGACTCGAAGTTCATGGCCGAGAACGGGCGCATGATACTTCCAGCCCAGAACATGACACTTGTTGATGCGAACATCATTGATGGAGGTTCTGAGACTATCCTGGTTGACAGCGTTACGATAGATGAATCCGCAGCTGAGATTCCTTCGTTCAGAGTAACGCTGCGTGATAGAAAGAGAGGCACAAGCGGTCACTCTGGCGGTTCTTCAGCAGGGAATGCGGGAGGTGTTGTTGTGATTGGAGGTGGAGGTTCTTCATCAAGCGAGTGGTATAACATTAAGGCGACTAAGGACAGCAACGGCGACCTCGCTGCCATCATTGAGAACTACACTTCTGCTCTCGCCAACTCAAATAAATACAGAATGTTCCTTGTCCGCTGGAGAAAAGGGAGTGCGAAACCAAGGTATCACTCATGGCACGTACCGTTCTTCTCACACGCGGCAAGCGGATATAACAATATCGCCGAGGCCAACAGGTCGTGGCCTATCACAAGCAACGAGCAGGTGATGTTTGCCACAACAGGCGATGACTATACAGACGTGCTGCCGCTTCTGACCATCCAAAGGACTCATTATGACAATAAATATGTTTTCAAGAACACGCGGAACAGGAAGATGCGTTTTGGGTGCGCCATCTTCAAGAACACGGGGGTTGGGACGTATGGATGGCAGCGCGTTTCAAATATCGCTGAGTTTGAACTGTTCCTGCAAGACGATGGTACAAGGATGCTAAGTATTAGGAAATAATGGAATACCGTGGACACGCTTCACACCGCGCTTTCGTGAGCGGATTAACAGCGCCACTATCGTGGGCAGCAATCACTCGGTCGTGACCACGGTTTTTTGAATAACAAGGAGAGAAATAGATATGCAAGTAAGCAGTTACATTCCACGGATGTTGGAAAAGATTTCAGAGGTGGCACAACACCCAGTCGCATGGCTTGGTGGTGCCGGGTTATTTGTCATGGACGCCCTTGCGGGAGGGCGTATGATTATCTACATGGTCGTCATCGCATCTGCGGTGGATCTTCTTTGCGGGATAGGAGTGGCTATCAAGAGAAAGGGATTTGCCAGAAGCGAACTGATGCGGCTCACCGTAGAGAAGGTTCTCGTATATGGGTTCGTGCTCTTGGTATTCATGTGCACAGACCTTCTTATCGAGAAAGAGACTGGGTTCACGACAGACATCACGTCTGGGCTAATTGGCACCATCATAACACTCGCAGAGGCCGTTTCGTTCACGGCGTCGCTTCTCATTCTTTTCCCGAACAACGCATTCCTAAGAATGTTCCAGAAGATGCTGACCGGAGAGCTGGCAAGGAAACTCAACTGCGAAGAATCGGAAGTTGAGAAAATCTTGTCAAAGTCCAGAAGAGCAAAGAAACAGTCAAGGAACAAGAAGGGACAGTTTCAAAAGAAATCTGCATGAATAGGGACGAAATCATAAGGGAAGTAAAGCGGTTCTTTGATGTCACGGAGCTTGTCTGCGACCACACCTATGCGAAGTGGGGCGAGAAGTCCTGGCAGTTCTTGGACACCGACCTTCTTAACTGCCTGCTCATCATCCGCAGGGATATAATCAAGATGCCGCTGTACTGCAACGGAAAGTCAGCGCATCAAAGGGGCCTCCGCTGCAACAGGTGCGAATTGGTGAAGGGCAAGAACTTCGTGTACCTGTCCTCACACGTTCTCGGCAAGGCGTTGGATCTGACCTGCGGTGTCCCGTCGATGACGGCTGAGAAGATGCGGCAGCTCATCAAGCAGAACGCGGCTTTGCTTCCGTGCAATATCAGGATTGAGGGAGGGGTGAGCTGGCTTCATTTCGACGTGCTTCCCCAGTATGGCGTAAATCAGAAAGTGTATGAGTTCAAGGCATAATACGGTAGGCGGGAACAATCAGGACAATGGATGGATGGGCAAACTTCTGTTCATCTATGTGGCGGCTATGATTGTTTTGCTTTCGTGGCTGTTCTCCGGGTGTTCTCCGAAGGTGGTAGTTCAGAAGGAAACGGTTGTGGAGTACCGCGACCGGATTGTGGTTGACACCGCCACCGTGGAAATACCCGTCGAGGTTGAGAAGATTGTAACCCGTGACACCTTGTCACACCTTGAAAACAAGTACGCCAAGAGCGACGCGATGGTTAGCGGCGGAATGCTGCATCACTCATTGGAGAGCAAACCGCAAATCATCAAGGTGCCGGTTGAGGTACACGTGACAGACACGCTTTGTAAAGAGACTCAAATCATCGAGAAGGAGGTAAAGGTAGATAAACCCTTGTCTTTGTGGCAAAAGGCCAAAATCGGGGCGTTTTGGTGGCTTCTCTGGGCGGTTGTGCTTTTGCTTCTATGGACATTCAGGAAAATAATCTTCAAAATCATATAGCGATGAACAAGAAAATAAGGATAGGCAACGACATTGAGATAACATGGTCGCTGTTTGATGCGGACGAGCAGCCGTATATCGTCGAGGGCAGGGATGCCGCAGTGGAGCTGTTCGTGAACGGCAGCCGCGTCCGTATCGGCGAGTTCACGGCCACGGGGAACACGCTGCACTTCACATACTACGGAAAGGCGCAGAGGTTCCTCGGCCACTACGACCTGAAATACATCGAGAACGGCGGCAACGTCGGAATGGTTACATTCGACACGCACGATGCCTTCGAGTTGGTACAGCACTCTTGGCAGGCGGTGGATGCGGGCGAAACGCCTGAGACCATCCAGATTGAAGTCGTCACCATCAGTTCTGAGTTCGTGTCGAAGGTCGGCCCGCGTGGCTACTCCGCTTACGAGATTGCCGTACAGAACGGCTTTGTTGGTACGGAGGAGGAGTGGCTGGCTTCGCTGAAAGGCGAGCAGGGCGAACAGGGGCCGCAGGGAGAACAAGGCATACAGGGCGAGCGCGGACCGCAGGGGCCGCAGGGCGAGCGGGGTCCAGAAGGAGAGCAGGGCATGGAAGGCCCGGAAGGACCTCAAGGCCCCCCCGGAAGCGATGCGAGCGTGACGCAGCAGAACATTGAAAGGGCGCTGGGGTACGTGCCGGTAAGCCCGACAGCGTTGGCTGGCAAACTGGACAAGGCCGTGAACTATGAAGTGTATCCTGAATTTTCGCTCTATATTCCACTTAACGCAAATGCCAACCTTGCGGTATTCGAGGAGGAAGGCGGCATACCAACCCAGCCTATCTTCATAACGGTAGGAAACGATGACTACGGCATCTCTATCGTTGGCGAAAGAGAACTCGACATC